ATGATAAACTTTAAAAATTACGAAATATTAAAAACAATTTCAGAACAACTTAGGTTATTAAGCTGGGCTATTGGTGGGGTTTATGGAATATTAAATCAATACTTTGGCATATTTCCAACATTAGTATTTATTATCTATAACTGGGCTATTATTCAGTTTTACTCAATTTACATTCTGAATGTAGCACAAAAATATAAAAAGGAGTAATGATATGTTAGTTGGTGTTATATCATCAATTGTAATAACAGTGTTATTTGGGGTTATAACATATTATGTGACACATACTAAAACCAATAATAAAAAGCCACATACACACAACCATGCTTAACCGCAAGACCAAGTTTTTACTTGGTCTTTTTTAATGATGATTTGACAGAAAGAGCCATGTTGCGATAGAATACCGCTAGGACTTAGAAACTCCTTTTTTCAACAGGCGGATTCGCCTATACCGTCATATGGCTTTTTTTATATCTATACCCAGCATTGGGTGATCATTCTCTTGACTTCGGCAAAATGATACAACCATTTTCCTGACTTCACGAAAATGGTACATCAATGTCGGGGTGAGCGAATACAAGAGCCGTAAGGTAAATAAGCTCAGCCGTCCTGTTGCGGTGTTTCTAACCCCCGACTTCCTACTTAGAAACTAGGAAAAATAGAAACAAATCTTTCAACAGGTAAATCATCATGTCTAATACATTCAAACTGCCCTGCGGTAGCATTGTCACAAATAATCAAACAACTTATGGTACTCTTGAAAATCTCTACACCATTGATTTGGAAAAAGGTTTAGTTTGCGCTAAACATTTTTTAGAAGATATGAAAATAACGTGGAGTATTGAAGCGGTTAATATGGAGTTTAACTTCGATATTATTCCGATTTATCAAGTTGATGCCATGGACTATTTTCACTCAATCACCAAACAGCCATTTGTAAAACCTCTCGATCTTCTATTACTACTCACGCTCTCCAAAGACAAATATTACATTAAAAGAACGCGAGATTTTATCTGTTCCACATTAATACCCTTTATCAATAAGAATAAAATTAAACATGATGATTTTAAAAAGGAGACTATCATGTCCAAAGTCACGCCTATAGAAAACCACAGCCAAAAATTTCACAGTGATTTATTTGGCGATTTAACCGTTTTAACTCATGCCGATGGTAGCCTATGGTTTATTGGCAATGAAGTATGTGAAAAACTTGGATATAGCAACCCAAGAAAAGCTATTTCAGATCATTGCAAAGGGTGTAACGAAACGTTACTACCCTCTAAAGGCGGTATGCAAACAATGAAAATTATCCCAGAGCGCGATGTTTACCGCTTAGTTATGCGCTCTAAATTACCAACCGCAGAAAAGTTTGAAGAATTTGTAGTCAGCGAGGTTTTACCATCAATCCGCAAAACTGGCGGTTATGGTCAATCTAATGCTGCATTACCGAATTTTGCCGATCCTGCCGAAGCCGCAATTGCTTGGGCGAACCAGTACAAAGAAAAATCTGCATTGCAATTAGAGCTAAAAGCTAAAGATGAAATATTAGAACAAGCTAAACCAATGATTGGGTTTGCCGAAACTGTACAGAAAGCCGAAAAAGGTATTTTAGTTCGAGAGCTGGCATATTTAGCACAAAATGAGAGTGAAATTAAAATTGGCGAGAAAAGATTATGGAATTGGCTAAGAACCATGGGATTTGTGCATCAACGTAGTACTAGGCCTATTCAAGAATATGTTGAGCGTGGCTATTTTGTGATGCAGCCAACAATTGTGCACCATCATACAGGAGCGCAAGAGCATATGACCACCAAAATTACAGGTAAAGGTCAAATTTACTTTATTAACAATAAAAAAGGAGAAACAACATGCCAGAATATATAGAGTATTTCAATGGTAAACCAGTGCGGTTTAAATCTGAGGGTGTAGAATTATGGGTGAACGTCCACGACATTAGTGGATTAATTGATAATAACTCATTTAATTAGAAAATAGCCTAGTTTTTACGCTAGGCTATTGTTTTATTTAGCGAAATAATTGTAAATAAATGCAATTATTTTGCTTTACCCCTAGACAGCATGGTTATGCCCATGCTATAATACAGTACTAAATCAAAGAAAGGAGGTTAAAAAATGAAAAAACTAGAAATAATTATCGCAGTTTTAACAATAGTTAATTTGTTGCTCGACATAATAACAAAATTTAAAACTTAGATAACCCGAGGGGGAAACCCCTCTTCTAGTTCTTTGACGTAATTATAACATTAATTTTATTAAATAATCAATTTTTGGAGTAACAAATTATGTTTAGTGTCTTTAAAATAATTCTTGACGTAGTGTGTATTATTGGACTTAGTTGGATAATATACAACCGCATCAAAGAATGTAAAAATAGCAAACATTAATAACCGTAGGCGGTTAACCACCGCCTTTTTTGGAAGTATAATATGGCACGTTCTATTATAGCTGAAAAACGCTATGCAGAAAAAATAAAAGGTACTCGGGCATCAATAAATATCCCTAAAGGCTTACGCGATCGTCTCAAAGCTCGCGCTGAAGCCGAGGGTGTTACTATGATTGAATTGATTGAAAAGTTATTGGATAAATAGCCCCGAAAGGGGCTACCCTTGATGTAAAACCAGTATCTTTAAAATATCTTTCAGCTGCCACGCAATCGGCGTAACAACCCCCAACACTATCAAAACGCCCCATGCTAAGCGGCGTAGTTTTGGTTTATCTTCTATTTTATCAGCCATATCATTAGCTCCTTTATTGACAAAAAATCCAAACATCTATATAATTACTCCTGTATAAAATGAAAACCCCGACATATGAGCTTCCAACTCGTCGGGGTTTTGTGTTTTGTGCGATCTAAACTTTCACATTCTTACGACTTTTAATCTGAATTAATTGTATTTTTATCCTTATATCTGATTTTAACTTTTAAATTCAATGGGTTATAACCCAACAAAAGAAGTAATATAATAACCCACCAAGCATTATATTTAATAATTAAATACACGCCACCCGCTAAAATAAACATATTCCACAAAACCGCCATGCAAAAGATTAAAGCTTTATCCATGATAAACCTCTAATAATCTATAAGTAAGTAATGTTACACATCCAGCGCTAATAGCAAAATACAAAAATATTCTAACCGCTTTACTACGTTCAATAATTTTAAGCATTTTATTTAAATCCCCCTTGACATTAACCATAAACATAAACTATAATCCTCTTTGTATAATTCTATTTAAATAAAAAATCCCGACATATGAGCGCTAACTCGTCGGGGTTTTGTGTTTTCTATTGGTGAAATAATTAGAACAATTTAATTTGAGCTTGATTAATCAAATTAATAAGAATACATTTAGCTTCTTGCTTTTGCTTGCGTTGAATAGCACCAGCCTTACCCCAAAGACTACCATTAACTTTGATTAACTCCATATCATCGTAAGCGGATTTAATCCTAGCTTTGAGAGAATTATTTTCAAATTCAAGTTCTGACACTCGGTCAATAATCTTTAGTCTTAATTTGGCAGAATAACCAGACGTTAAACAAAGCGTTAATCTTTTATCCAAATTAAAGCATGGATTCATCTTTCCAGACTTATTTTGTACTGCGCTGAAAACTCAGCTGAGCTAATTTCTAACTGTTCTAGCATAGTTTTTATATCAGCCATTACATTTCTGTGTTGTTTGCCGCACATCGCAGCAATTTCTAAACTGCTCATTATCACAACGTTATTTATACGTTCTTCTAATTTAATTAAGTGCATATCATTATTCCTACTAAAAAAGCTCCACTAAAAAGTGGAGCTTAAAATTTACTGATTATTTGAACTATATTGGTTTAGATCATCTTACCAACCTTAAAATCAGCTAACGTCAACCCACCAGTAAACTGACAATGCGCCAATTCTTTAAACGATTGCCAACGTCCAGCCCATTCAAGCCCAACACTTTCAGCAATTTCACCGCATTTAGTAAATAACTTGGTATCGTTCCACGGGATTTGTCCACCAACCACTGGCGCAAAATCAAAAGCTACTTTGTAGTTGTGAAATGATTGACCAGCTTTAGCATTGGTCACAATCTTGCCAGTTGCGGTTCTGCCCTGAGCATACAGCGCATTTTGACTTTCGGCATCGCGATATGTGCTAGTTATAATTACTTTAACGCCCTGCTCTGCACATTTAGCGATAAATTGCTCACATAGCGGTTTTACTTTTGGATGTAAATCATTAATATCTTTACTGTTAATCATGTTTAACCCTTATCGTTTTATTTATCAGAATCGTCAAAAGAATTAACGTATTTCTGAGTACCCGTGATATTCTTGATGCATACCCAAGTTTCCTTGGACGATGCAAAAGCATTAAAAGTTACAAAACCAAAAGCCAACAATAATTTTTTCATGATTAATTCTTTCTAAATTCACAAGTTAGATTATATGTGCCACGGCAATAACTTGCACTTACCGCAGCACTATTATAATAATTAGACGCGCAACTAGATAGCATTAGAGCTATTATGCTTAATACTAATATTCGCAGACGCATTCGTGCCCCCATAATTAATATTGGTACCAGATTCTTTGCTATAATCTGTGTGTGTTTTGTTAGTATCAACATTCAACGATTGAACACCTGAACACGCTACCAACACCACACAACTCATTAAACTAATTAGTCTTTTCATTCTTATCACCTCTTCTTAAAATAAAATTAACAATACCTTCTGCGCTACCTTTCATTACTGCCACTAGCACAATCAGTCCAATAATATACAAACCCTCACGCGCCAAACCCTCTTGACTTAGCCAAGTCAAAAACTCATGTAGCAAATCCATTATTCACCACGCTTTTTGTATAAATGTTTAATAGCAAACTTCCAGCAGGTGAATATAATAATGATAATGATAATCGCTTGATATGAGATTGTCATTGCCACTATGCTATGTGTTTTGATGAATCCATAAATCAATATTACGAATGAACCAATATCGGTATAATCCCGAATTTTCGGCAGCGGTATAACAACTGTTAGTACGCTGACAATTCCAGATATTACAATCAGCGTTCCGATTAGCGAGTGAATTAACTTTGCAGCATCGATAACAATTAACGAACCGATGATTATCGTTACTACTGCCAAGATAAATGTTAATTCATCTAATAGGTTACGTTTCCCTATCAATAGTTCTAGAATTCCTATTAAGACTTTCCTCATTTTTTCACCTCTTATGTAATAGTGGCTTGAATATAGAGAGTATCAATCAGCGCAGTAGCATTCTGTTGTGCATACATAATCGTTATCCGAACTCCGATGGCTGTAATATCAGTTGTAGATGTATCATCACAACTAAAGTTTGCAATCGTGTATCCATTTAACTCTTTACTGAGATCAACTTTCGTATATGTACCTAGATTAACTAATTGTCCAGTCGTGCCGACCTTACCAATGACCTGAAGATTAACATAATAATTAGCTTGCGTAACGGATTCAACATTATAGAATGTTGCTCTACCTGCAAGTTTCAGCGTTTTACCTTTTGGATAATTCAGACTAAATGATTGATCAATTTGAACAAGACCAGATTTTGCTGTTGTAAACAGCGTCTGTTGTTTATTTTGTGTTGAACCATAGTTAGACTTTAAAGTTATAACTGCAGGAGTCATATTATTATCTTCTGCATAAAGTATATGAGCTGGTACATTGAACTGATATAAAACTGGAGCTGGGTCTCCAGTATCACCTTTATCGCCCTTAACTCCCTGCGCTCCAGTGTCACCTTTTACCCCAGTATCACCCTTTGCGCCCTGAGCGCCGTCTTTACCAGCTACGCCTTGGATACCTTGCGCCCCAGTATCACCTTTTATACCTTGGAGTCCAGTGTCGCCTTTAATCCCTTGAATTCCCTGCTGTCCAGTTAATCCAGTATCACCTTTTATACCAGGTAAACCCTGTGGGCCAATGTCACCTTTATCGCCCTTGTCACCTTTTTGACCACCGCCACCACCAAATTGGCTCCACGCACTCCATTTTTTAGTGCCATAATCGTAATACTCTTGCCAGCCAGAACCATCACTATCAAAGACAGTTTGATTAACAACTTTATCGTAACTGTCTTTATAGGAGTAAACAACGATAGCTGTTTTAACTCCAGTTGCGGGTGGACCATTTAATAGTGTGGCATCGCTATAAATGCCATATGTACCCGCATCCAGCATGCTATGAAAATCAACAACTCGATTGCTCTGCTGAACTTGTGGACTAGCTAGCGCAACTGAAGCAGGCGCTGCTAAGGCAAAAGAAAACTGCGCTATAAGCGCAGTTACAAAAACTAAAAATAATTTCTTTATATTCATGGTTATAACTCCAAAAATTTCTGCATAAATTCTGGCGTGGTCGGCATAGTACTACTTTCACCGAGTGCTACATCTAATAACTCAATACGCCAAGCATCAAACTCATTAGATTCACCATCTTTCATTTTTGATTGATAAACATCATGCTCAAAGCGATCTGTTTTACACAGCATCGCGTTAGCTTTACTTTTTAAAAATGTTTCAGCTTCAATTGCTTGCTTTTCGGCTAATTCATTTGGTATGTATTCAAAATAGGTTAGCGATAATTTTTCAATTGGATTAATACCCTGTTTAGCTAGATTTTCTAAATCTTCATCCGAGTACGCATAAATAGCACCATTACTATTTTTGTATAATTTCATCGCAATTCACTCCATCTATTTAAAACTATATTAGACGCTTGCATCTGGTATGTTTGACCTGCAGGAACTATTGTGATATTGAACATTAGTTCTCCAGGGTTAGTAGAACCACCATTACCAGCAAGAGTAACGCCATTTACTATCGGGTAAATGCTAGGTGCAGCAGTTGTAGAAGTTCCTTGTACTTGCACAACAATTGCCTTACTTGTTGTATTGGTATATGTGATATTAAATCCTCTTGCTGTTGCTACATCATAATTCTGCCAATTTTGACTTATTCCGAATGGTTGATTAGTTAGGGTTGATATTTGCCCTACTAAAATAGCAATATCAGCATGAGTTGCAACCATTGAGCCACCTAATGCTATCATCGTCCATGATGCTTGGTCGGTATATAAAATACATGAACCACCGCTTGGAATGGCAATCGTTACAGCATGTTGAGTGCCATTATTAATTTGTTGATTAGCGGTGGTTGATATAGTCATACCGTAAGTAGATGCATTATATAGACCGACAACGCTACCGCTCGGTACTGTCGACACATTTGGCAAAATTAAATTTATATTTGGTGTGGTTGCTACATTTTCGATTACTTTACCCATGTCCGCAACTGATAATGTAGATGTCGCACCAACTGATGATGCTGTTTTAAAGTTACCTTTTAAATTGGATGCGAACTTAGTAGTCGCTAATAGTTCATTATTGGTTTCCAATGGTTGCGTAGATGCTGTAAACTGCCCTTTTATACTTCCATTGAGTAAAGTTGTCTCATCACTTACATTTAATGTTTTAAATTTTGCAGGCAATATTCCGTTATTTAAAATTTCATCAGTAACCAAATTACCATAATCAGTTTCATCAACAGTCACTTTAATGCGTTTATTCGTACCATAACCAATATGAATCTTATTTCCTAATTGATCAATTCCACCGCCTTGTTGAACTGGTTTATAATTAAGTTTAGGCTGATAATTTTCAGCAGTCGACTTTTTAATTAATTCATCTTGCTGAATGACATATCCAATATCAGCATAACCATCTAGCCGAATATTAAACTCTACAGCTTCAATATTTGAAATTCTAATCCTCGCAGTGAAGCTAATTGTTACAGCTTTAATATCATCCGGTGCCGGCTTATAGGCCTCATTAGCTATTCCAATCGCAATTAAATCACCGACATCATCCAAAATTCCATATTCGCGAATATACCACCCGCCAACATTCTCAGGAATGACTGTATTTAAAAGTAATGTATCTTTATTTTCTGGATCAGAAGATGAGCTGTTTATTGGTTTGCGATACTTTTCGCTTTGCAATTTTGTTTCTTTTCCTGTTGGGGTATAATTCCCATCACCAACAGCAAATGTGGTTAATTTAACCGTAGTTTGAGCAGCCCTTGCCGCTGCTATTTTAGCTAGTCCAACCTCTGTGATTATGGTATTTGATGTCATTGTTTATCTCTCACTGTAATATTGATAGTTGTTGCAATCGCTACATATGTAGTTGATTTTAGAGCTACATTTTGTATATAACTCAGCCAACTTCGAGTATTTTTATACTCTAAAATTAAAGCATTTAATAATTTCATTCTTTCTGGTGGTAAAGATTCTGTACCAGCGATTGAAATTTGGAAATTATATGGCTTGCCGCCATATTCAAACCATTCCAAAATATCACCGTGAAACCCCAATAAATTAAGCACATATTGAATCCCAGCTTTAGTACCTTTTAATTTTTTTAGCTGAATATAATTTCCAATAAAATTAATTTTGTCTTGCCGAGTGGTAATCAGTGTCATTTCTGGTGAATTGGCCATATTGCACTCAACAAGTAAATAATCTAACGTTAAATCATCCAGATAATTCAGGCGAGTAAATAATATTTTATCGATACACGCGATGATCTCATCGATTTCAGGCTGCACCGACGCGCAAATCCACTGTATTTCTTGACTAAATTTTAAAGTAGCTGGCATCAAGTCAATTAACTTGGTATTAAGTATATCCATTAGCAATCTTCCTCAATGCCACCAAACTCAACGCTACAGCTTATATTTTTGCCAACTTTCCACGAATTTAATTCCGTTTGAACCGGGTTATCAATTTGTGTCCGTCTAGCTCCTGCCGCCATAATTATTTGATTTAATACCGAGGGATTAATCGCGCGGCCAAGTTTAGTTTTAGTTAAATAAATGAAATTCTGTATCGCTTTATCAACGTTATCTTGCACTTGACTGATTTCAATACTGGTTTTAGAACTAATCCAGTATTTGAGCTTAATGCTGTAGTCAACTTGTGATGGTGCGATACATTCAACGTTATCAGTTAAAGGACGCTTATCGCTTGGATTACAAGTTGATAAGATTAATTCCAGTTCAGTTTTGGTTGGCATCCTACCATCAGCCATTAACGGTACGATTCGCACAACTCCAGGCTCAGGCGAATAAACTTCGACATCAATAACGTCAGTCGTGGCCGATTTAGCCCAATATTTATAGGCATTATCTGGACCAGCCGTGGACAACGCTTCAGGAGCTAGCAACCTACGCTCTCTTAATGAATCATTGGACTCATCATCAGCGCCACCCGCAGAATCATCGATATTAACTACTCCACCAATATAAGCGATAGGGTCAACCAGATTAGTTATTAACCCAGCCTTATACAAATTACCCGCATCACCGCCAATAGCAGCAACACAAATAATTAAAGCCGAAATATCACCTGGTTGAATAGTTACACTCTCAGGAACCTCAAAATAAAACTTACTGTCTGCAGTTACCCTGGTACCTTTTTTAATCGTTAATCCATAGCTTAACTTCTGCGTCATTGTAAAAATCATGCTAACTCTTGCTTTAACCGCTTCTTTAGCCTTTAGCCCAAAATCTGATACTCGATGCTTAAGATAATCATCTTCAGCATAAGCCAACAAATTCTGCTTACCCGTGAAATCAATCGCAGCGCGCATACTGACACATTGAGCGGTAAACACTTCAAAAAGAGTCATAGTTGGATCAGCTGGTGCTAAGGTTCTACCCGATAACTCTTTATACTTTGCAAGCATACCGTTTTTTATAGCATCAGGGTCTTTTGCCGCAAAGGTTATTGGTGGTAAATTGTAAATCATAAATATCTTTCATCAACTGATAATAAAATTTTTGGTGAGAGCTCACCATCGATATTAGCTTCGTTCCAACCTATCTTTAATATCTTGGCACGCGGTTCATATTCTTTAACTAGCTTAGTGAAATTCTGAGTGAATTTTATTTTAGCAACATCAACCGGTTGATCAATAATATCTGGATCTATACCCTTACTGCGTGCATAAGGCACTTCACCGCGTTTCAAGCTAAACAAGTGCAAGATATTTTGCTGCACCTCTTCTAAAACCGTGGTTGGCTTAAAATTTACCTCAGTTTTGCCAGCTAAATTTAATACAAGTTTCATATTTCACCAAATAAAAAAGACTGTTATTACAATCGGTTACATTACACACGCTGAGTTTAGCCAATTGAATTAATTTAATATTTAATTATACTCTTTGAATTTCACTGATAAATCTAGCTCAGTAATTTGCCCGAACCAGTTCACATCTTTATAGCCCTCGCTGGTTGAGGTAATCACATATTCACCCAACACATTTTCGCCTAAAATCAAATCGAAAATATCCCCATTGCTGCGATACTCATCAAACAAGATAAGAGCCTCGGCTGGATTAACCCCAAACCATGACGATAATTTAATGTTCAGACTTACTTCATCAAGATTTTCACCAATAAACTCAAGCTTGGGTTTTTCACCGACAATTTTATGCTCAGCATACTCAACCGATGAGTTATGCTCGGCATCGCTAAAGGTCATGGTCTTTAGCGGATTTACATAAAATATAATCTCGCCAAATCCACCAAGTTTACCCGTAGCAATGCTTATTAAACTATCAACGATGCTCATGCCATAATCCCTATGCTATTAATTGTTAGTTCCAATAAAAAAACCACCCGAAGGTGGCTTTAGTTATAACTATCTGTTTTGTTTCATTACCATTTTGGCGGGTATTGAAGTAATTCAATGGGTTAGCTAATTTACTTAAGAATGCTTGGCTTCATCAAATAATTTTAACTGAGCTATATCACATAAGGCATTAGCTATTTTATCGATAATTTGCCGATTTTTCTTTTGATCATTACCCATGCGACCCCAGTCAGTACCATTTAATGCTACACGTTTTTCTAAGTCCACCATATTATCAACAATTGTTTTAAATTCATGGTTACACTTAAACGCTTCTTGAAGAGCATCATAAATAAATGCCTGTAATGTGTAACTATATGACATTGCCATTAGCCATGATTCACGTTCTGGGAATTTATAGCATGGTATATCTTTGTATCCCCCATTATTTAAAGCTACTTTTGCAACAGCGTAAAATTTCGCTGTTGCACTTTCACCCAGCACAAGAGGTATTTTCCTCAAAAAATCCTTATGCTGCAATTTAGTAAACTGTTTATTTTTACCCTGTTCAAATTCTTGTTTACGAACTCGATTGATTAAATCAACCAATTCTAAACTCGTCATTGTTTTTTCAATTTCCACAGTTTCTACACCAGAAATTAATTTCAATTTTGCCATGTTATTTTTTCCTTAAAATTCTATTAAAATGCAATCGGCAATAAAAAAACCACCCGAAGGTGGTTTTAGTTATAACTATCTGTTTTACTCGGTTACCGGTTTAGCTGGTAACACTCAAATTAATGCTTGGTTGGCTCGGTAAAGAGTAACGCCAGATCATCGGTATCAACATACAACCGATCTTCATGTTCCACATGACAACAAAAACCCACTGGTATTATTCAGTGGGTTTTATGCTATAATCCTCGCCTGCTCTCCGCGCTAACCTCTTAATGGTTGGACGCCTGAGTGGTTAGTGCTTTCCGGGCAGAGAAAGGAGAGTACTATGAAAAAACTGGAAGCTATGATTGTTGTAATTTCTGCCATTACTTCAATTATTAATTTAGCCAACCAGCTTATTCAATTAATCAAATTGACTAAGTAGTTTTTCACCACCCTTCGGGGTGGTTTTTTTCTCTCGGTATTATATCACATCATTATAATTTAAATAACCATTTTGCAAACGCCCACGATATTGGAAGCAACAATATCGTAATACATATGATTCCAACCAATTCAAGAATAAATCTACGTAAATTTCTGCCTTTTTCTAGTATTTCACACATTTTATATCCCAACATTTATTTTACATTCAACGTACAAATAAAGCAATAATACCCTTTGATTGCCAAGCTATCGGCATTAATATAGTAATACAAATCAATGCACCCCAAGCAAAATATCTAAACTTTGATTTATTTTCTATTTTATCAGCCATTTTATTAGCTCCTTTATTTGTGTAAACAATAATTAACAACGTTGTTAATTATTGATAATGTAGGATACACTACAAATAACACGGTAAGCGTAAAATATAAGAATTTACGCAAGTTTTTACCTCTTTCAATTAATTCACCCATTTTATACCCCCATTTGTTCAAGATAAACTTGACACAATTATAATTTCTCACATATAATTCCTTATTGTTTATGAAAAAACCCCGACATATGAGCGCCAACTCGTCGGGGTTTTGCTTTTGCATCAACCTTTACCCTACCATACCATCACCTGACGTACCGCTAACTTGCTTGCTATCTCCATCAAGTAACTTACCAGCTTTATGCTGATGTTCCAGCCACGGCTTATTATTGATGATTAGCTTACCATTCAGATTAATCACTTCGGCATTAATGGTTACCTCACCTTTACAATCAATAATTAGCTTATGTTTTTCGCTATCATAGCTAACTACCGTACCATCAGGATAAGTAGTTGATTTAACATTTTCATCACCACAAGGCGGTAAATCTACGTCATTGTACGTAATCGCAAAAATCACTCCGTCTGATAAACTTGGTGCGATAAAAGCACACCAGCATTGATCATTTTTATTCGGTAAATCATATCGTCTATTTCTTGTACCAATTACTGCAATTGGTAACTCACCTGACACCGAATCACTATCCGCAAAATAGACTCTAGCGGTGTATTTTTTTGGGTTGACGTCGTAAATTTCACCAACCCGAATAATATTATTTGAGCTCATTCCTTAATCTCCCCTAAACATCGATGCGCCACAAAAGATGTCCGATAACCTGTAGTTTTAGTGTGGGTGGTACTCTCAATATAATAGCGTCCGCTATATCGACCATAATCAACTATATCCACCGTTATTCCAGCCATTAGTTCAACATTTCCCATAACTTCACCTGATATCACCCATTCGCCACGATTTTTACGCCGTAGTGCGGCTAGTGCCTTGCGTTCAGCTTCCGCCGCGTTTTTGAATCGTTGTCTGATGTGTAATACTTTACCGCCACCGTTGATATTCGCTTTATCTAAGTAACTCTCAGTGGTGGTTGGTACATTTTTTGCTTTAGCTTTGCCTTTTTTAACTACCGTATGTGCCTGAACCCACTCTTGGTTAGTTTTAGCCAACTCAGCCATGCTTGCGGTTTTATGGTTTACTTTTGCAGTATGCGTTTTTTTCTTATTAGGATCATAGTATGTCGCTTTGCATTCTTTATATAAATCATAGCCTTTAGCTCCAGCATTACGATTGCTGATATCATGTTTGCTAATAATCAAAGTCGGTGCCGCACATTCTAATTCTACTTGGCTCAATACAAACAAGGTATCGCCATCAAGCTTAAGCATAAAATCATTATCATCAGCTAATTGCGATAAGAATTTAAGATCCGTCATTTCAGTTTGGTCGCAAACCTCCAAATCTACATCATCACCACTAAATTTAAGTTGCATCCCGTGGGTCTCTGCTATTGACTCACACACCTCTTGAAGTGTTGTATGCTCCCATTTTTCGGTGTAAATTGTGCGGCGAATACCAGAATTAAGCGATGATACCGCTTTAATCTCAATCTTATTTGGTGGTCCTGACTCAACTACCAAATCAATTTCAAACTCTCCGCAATATAAACTATCCTCATCACCTTGAGCATCCCAATCATTAGCCCAAATAGTTGCCTCAATTTTATCGCCACGCTCAGGCATCCATTCGTTAGTAAATAGCTCATCACGGTCATCCAGTGTGATAGTTAAATCGTCAACTTCAACACTAGTTTTATCATTAAACGTAAAGCCAAGTAAATACGGCGCAAGATCACCAGTAACATTCTTGCCATCTATGCTTATTTGAACGTAGCTATTTCGTGCAGTTTTATTTAACATACTCACCTCTTCCACGGCGGTAAATTTATCTTAGATTTATTCTGGACAATCTCAGGAATATTTAGCACTACACCAGCTTCAAATTTAACTACTTTTGAATATTTAAAATTGGCATCAATTAACTGGTTGCTAAGATACTCCGAGCCAAGTTGTTCTTTTGCAATTTTATCCCACATATCACCAGCTGCAGTTGTGTACGTTTTAGCCATAATTATCCAATGCTTAGTTTTTTAATACGCCAATCGAGATGAATCGTTCCACGCTGTAAAATTATTACGCTCTTGGCCAGACGCTTTAACCAGCGCTCGTTCAATATCTTTTACATCACCACCACCGCTAACATTTACCGTGTAGTTGGGACTATAATTAACTGCAGCTGGTTTTGAGCGTGCTGCGTTACTTTGCTGAAGCTGTTTAATTGACTCATCAAGATTGTTCTTCTCCACTTTGTAATTAACATTTATATTCTTATCTCCAGCACCAGTCATCCAGTCAAATGCTTGACCTAGTTTCTCGCCAAGTTTATATAATGGATTAAGTTTAGCCATTAAATCCATGATGCTATTTCCAAAACTGCTTACTGCTTGAGTAATGTCTTTCCAATATATAATTACCGCCGCAATAGCCACTCCCAAAGCAACAACTCCAGCAACTATCCAAGTTATAGGATTTGCCAAAACAGCGCTATTAAATACCCACATTGCCGCAGCCGCAGTTTTAAGCGCGATTGCTAGAGTTCCAGAAAATAAAAATGCTAATGAAGATACGGCAATAGTTACACCAGCTAATGCACCAGCTACCGCTAGCCCCCATTTAACCAATGTACTGTGCGATTCTACCCACGGGCGAATTGTATTCACAATATTTGAAATTGCCTTCACTGCATTATTAATTGTTGGCAAGAGCATTTCACCTATTGTTATAGCCACTCCAGCAGTTTGATTTTTTAACAATTGAATAGCGTTTTCAGTAGTTTTACTTCGAATGCCAAACTCTTTAATCATTAACCCAGAGTATTTAGACTCATCGCCAACCAGCGTTAAATTATGCTTCACCTGATCTAGGTTATTCATAATTCCTGCAATTGGTGCAATAGACTCCTCACCAAAAATTTGCTTAAGCATTGGTGCTTGTTTTTCTGGGGCTAACCGCTTGATTTTTTTAAGCACCTCCAGCATCGGTGTAACACCGCCTTTTTGCAAGTCTTTACCAAGTTGCACAACATTAATTCCAAGCGATGTAAATGCAGTAGCTTGTGATTTAGTTGCTGTCGTACCCGATGATAGCGTAAGCATCATCTTCTTTATACCCGTTGCAGCAATTTCAGCTTTAACCCCAGCACCAATTGAGGTGGCCGCCAACGCAGCAACCTCTTGAGTTGAGACTCCAGCGATTTTACCCAACGCACCAATCCGAGTAACTACATCACCAATTTCGCTACCAGTTGCAGCCGTGTTATCACTTAATAAATGTACTTGATCAGCTAACTTAATAACTTCTGGCTGGGTAAGCTGAAATGCTGAACGCCATTTTGCTAACATATCACCAGATTGTTCTGCACTAATACCCCAGGCTGTAGCCATATGCGCGGCATCTTCAGTAAATGCTAGTAAATCAGGCCGATGGATACCAGCTTGAGCTGCAGCCGCCATAATGTGCCCTAACCCCTCAACCGTCACAGGTACGCGCGCTGACATATCCTTAAGCTGGCTACTCATTTCTTTAAATTGTTGCGGTGTATCAAAATGCACGAGTTTACGTACTTCGGACATTACCGTTTCAAAATGCATTGCTTGTTTAATTGGTTCGGCTAAAAAATTACTCATGCCTACTGTAGTTCTTGCAATCATTGCATAATTGTTTGCATTGATTGCATGATTAGCCGCTTTTTGATGTAGCGCTGCTATTTTGGCTTGCTGCTCTTGAATTTTGCCAAACTTAGCAACATTCACACCAGCTTTTGCATATTCAGCACTTAAATTCTTAACTGATTCAGCTTGTTTTCTACTAGATAGCTCAATATCCTTTTGTTGCTCACGTAATTTTTCAAGTTTGAGCTGTAAATTATGCGCTTTAGTTTGTGCCTTTTCAAATTCACGAGATTGTGCTTTAGTTGGACTTTCAGTGGATTTAATTGCTTCGCCAAGTTGTTTAGCTTTTACACTTGCCGCAGCCCACTGAAATTGCATATCTTGAGTACGTTGCTTCATTTTTACAAACGAGGAATCCAAAGCAGTAGCCTTAGCTCCAGCAATTTCAAACTCTTTCATCTTTTGTTGCAATGCACTTACTTTTGAAGTTGCATCCATAAAGCTACTCGAAAAAGTAGACTTTATTTTTGCACCAATTTCCATTGCTATTTGGTGTGTTTTTGACGCCATTTAAACCTCATTTTGTGTTATAATATAGTGTTAATTTTCAAAGGATTACGCGATGATTGTAGTAGCAATTTTACTTAGCTTAAGTGCTTTATTATTTGCACGAGCTGTTTATATAATTAAAGCCGATAAAAATCAGCAGCGTAAACTAGCTAATATGACAAACAGCGAAATGCTAAATGATATGCATGATAAACTATCAACATTAAAGCAAATCACTACATCCAACACGTCTAAGCAATCAAACGGACGTAGATCAATCGCTCAATACCCGCAAAATTAAGCTAGCGCGGGTCTCACTCAATTACGTAGTTTTAGCCACGGTTATTCACTCATTTCAGCAGTTAATTTTAAATATTTCAACAATTTAGCCAATGGAATACTTTCCCAATATTCAATAGATGTATGCGTAGCCTGTGATAGTGTTATACAGGCTTTCATTAATCCATCTAAACTGTCTATCCCAGCAAAAAACCTTGCACCGCAAATTTCAACTTAACATATTCATTCATTGGCAAACCAGTAAAAAATTCAATTGGTTTTTTACAGGCATTAACAAGGATTTGAGTTAAAAATGCTGGCTCCAACTCAACTGCACCCGCAAATTTGGGATTAAGCATTTTAAACTGATTACTTGCCATTTCGTAATCTAAACCAGTTAACTCTTCCAGCGGTGCATTAATTTCAGTATGCTCTTCACCGTTAAATGTATAAACTTTCTTTAATTGATGTATCATCGTATTTCACCTAAAAATGTAAAACACCCAGCTTAATGCCAGGTGTTTCAATTAAAACATATCAGCTAATTTAGTTATCATTTGTTTACCAAATGATTCAAAAATATTATTTAATTTATCGATTTTATAAAGCGATACGTCCGAACCAGCCATCCAAAATTCAATATATGTGCATTTAATTTTGAACGGGGTTGTCATTAACTCTTGTTTTTTAATTTCACCTGGTCCGAATTCTGAACACGAACCCCTAACCGCCATTCTAATACCATGCTGTTCTAACGCATGAGTACCAGTATCAAAAGCAGTTTGAGCAACTTTAAATTCCAGAAGCTTACCGTTAAGATCTAGTAACTTAAACGATTCAGCACAAAGCGAGTTAAATACAACTTCTAGTTCTAAATCATCAGTTTGCCCAAATGCTGCAGCAATAATTTTCCCAGCAATGCCAGTGCCTTCAATTTCTTTATCCAAAAATTTAATTAAAGGCGGTTTTGCCGATGCGATACCCAAGAAATTATACCCATCAAGGTAAACCCCGAAGTCATATGTTTGTCCATTAATTTTACTCATGATTTACCTTATCCAAAAACTTTATCTAAATCATATACATTAAACGCTAGCTCAGTAGTAATTGATGATACCGTAACGCCCGTACACCACTCCAGCACAAAAACAATATTCCCCAGAGCTAGCTCCGTTAATGGATTTTTATCTTTTGGAATCGTAAAGCTACCACTGATTAAATAGCCCTGCCCAACCAACCCATCAAGCCAACCTTGTATCTTATTAGTCAAGCGTAAAATAACTGGGCGTGATAATTGTTCATCAATATTGAATTGAGTTGCTTTAATGCAAGAGTTCATTAACCAATTGCCACAATCACGCACAGCAATATCAAAATCTTTAACATCAGTAATACCAGGAAAGCACGCAGTTCGATTACCCCAACAGCGCCATCCGTTATCTGTATTCAACGCGAGAATAATTCCATTACCATTCAAATATTGAGCTTGCGACTCATCAAGATCAGGTGATTTACTATTAATTTGATAGCCAGTAATGTAGTAAGGTTTATTCGATGGACTTAAATTTGGTACACCATCATTATCAGCGGCAAGGCGCTGCTTAACTGCAGCTAAAAAGATTGATTGCTTAAATTTAACATCACCAACCAATAAATCGCCAACACAGACATTTAATTGTGGATCAGTTAGTCCAGCTTTAGATTTAGTTTCAACAGCATCAGCATACGTCGTCATCTTACTTGTATCAAGATCAACAATAGCATTGGCTCTAAATTTAACATTGATGGATTTTGCCGTAGCCAATAATGCAAGTGTAACCGTCAAATCTTGTGAATAACCAGGAGCAATTAAACTTCCGGGTAATTCTTTAAATTTGGGGTTCATTTTCTGAGCTAATTCAATCCCAGTATAATTATCGTCTTTGTCAATTCCACCAATAATTTCTTTAGCCGTTACTTTGGATGGATCAACGCAGCTATAGGTGATAGTCAACGTATCAGCTGGTTTAATCGTGCTACCCGATGGAACTTTAACCACTAGTTTATTATCGGTGTTATATTCCAGCGTGTAATCTTTGCCAAGCAATTTTTCCACTGCCACAACTTCTACTTTTAATCCAGTTTTTAACGCACCAGATTTAGATAATACCACCTGATTATTTACTTGGACACCAGTTTCTGGAGCTGCCGCAGTTTTATGTTTGCTTGGATCCAAAACATTCACAAAATAAACCGGAGCTACTTTATAAACTCTGAAAAAAACATGAATTGCCGCAGATAAACTAAAATCAGTAAAATTATCATCATCACCAAATTGAGCTACCGCTTCGGCTAAGTTATTCAAGCGGCATAAGCGGTTAACATTCGTTTCATCAACTAGATGAATTGGAGCCGTGCCAACCACAAAGGTGATATTTGCAGTGGTGGTTACAACACTAGTTAAGGCTGTAGGCAGCTCTCTAGCAAAAGAGCCGTGTTTATATTGACCCATTTTATTCTTTCTTAAAAATCTAATAAATTAACACCAGGTTGTGGCAACATATAACGCCACGTAGTAGTAAGCGAAATACCAGCCTGTGGTGCTTGCTGATTATCATATAATTGCCATGGTCGAGTTGGTTGCAATTGATACTGACTAGCAACTACTCCATTAGGTAATTTTGCTAACTGTTGACGAATTAGCTTTATCGCCAGCAAACAAAATTCAAAACGTTCGTTTTTATCTAATTCACTTACAACTGCAATAATGTCAACCTCAAATTCTGAATACCTCATGTTTTTTTCAGGATCCTCATCATCCTTACCCGAGACTGGACGAATAATAATCGATGGATATTCAGGTTCAGCATCTGGTGGTGGTAATGGTGGATCACTAATTACTGATTTACTTGGCTGAAGTTGACCAGATATAACCTCTGGCCGTGGCGGAGCAACGCGTTCAGGCAAATAGTATTTATGTACTAAAGGCGTTATATCCTTGTTATCATCACCGATTTTACTCGTTGAAAATCTAAAATCAACAACCCAAGAGGTAATTATTTGTTGAAGTTCATTAATTAAATGGACCTCGTTAGCTTCATAAATCATACATTAATACCCCTCAGCAAACGGTCAACTTGTCCATCAAATTCACGGTCAAGGCGATCTTGTGCATAAACTTGAACATCATCGGTAGTTATTAAAGCCTGATCCATCATTTGTGGAACAGATAAAGCGTAAAGCTGTTTAATTGGATAGCGTTCAGATCCTTTTCGCATCAAAACTCCAACCCCTCCATTTTTAAATTGTTTGACAAAGGCATTAGGTAATGGTTTAAGCCCAGTGGTAAGTACTCCAGCTTTTACTTTCTTGCCTACAATTCGTTTGCTTAGTGCTTTTTTAGGATCTACATTAAATTTAATTAGCGGTAAACCAGTACCACGTGCGGTAATTTTCCCAGACTGACCATCCCTATCTGTGGCAACCGCTTTAGTTATCGCTATTGCTTTTCTTACTTCTGGTTGTTTGATATAGTAGCGTTCACAAATTGCCTTAACCATCATCTGTCTAACCCCAGTTGTGGTTCTATTTATGGCATTTGCCATTGCCTTATTTATACCGTTCGGTATTTCTGAAAGCAATAATTTCGCTAAATCGAGCTTTTTGCTATCAATCTCAATAAAGTGACTCATCCTATGACTCCTTGCAATTTCAAAATACAAACTCCAGAATCAACCGCAAAGTTAAAGACTAAATACGGCACGTTATCAAATGTAATTCTTTCACCATTAGCCAACCGGTACGGATAATCAACCCATTTATAAATAACTTCAACATCATATTGAATCAAGCCATCATTAAACTCATCAACTTTGTTAAAAGAGCGCCCATGAACATCATTTGAACTAATCATGCAATTAATTGTAGCGCCATGAAGTAAGTGAGTCTCCGTGAACTCATCGGAATTAAAAAACACTTGATTAATATCAAGTGTTATCTGGTCTTTAAAGCTCACGGTTTACTCCTTATGCTTCTTTTACTGCTTTTGATGAGGATTTTTGAGCTGCAATAATACCATCTAATTTATCAGCAGTAACCGTTGATGGGCAAACTGTAATAGTTAAGAATGCATCCAAGTTTTTTGGAATTGGAATTGGTCGCGATTTCAATTCTAAATATGTTGCAATTGGATTTGGTGTTTCCCACATCCGAGGATAACGCGCAATTGGCATACCAGCAGCATTAAGCATACCAGTATAAACTGCACCGTAACCAAATTGCCCCATACCATCGGTTGAACCGAGAATCACTTTATTGTGATCAATCATCGGCTTCTCTTTATTGCCGTCCATTTCATCAATAAACCACTCAAGATATTCGTATAACTCCAACCCCATATAAGATCCAATATACTTAACGCCATTACCCAACCATTTTGGAGTCCAGTTACCATAAGTTGTTTTAATGAACTTTTGTTCATTTAACCATGCGGTACTGCGTTTAAACAATTTTGCGGCAGTGCTACCCAAGATAGCTATATCTGCGCGCAATCCACTTGCTTGCTTCATGAATTGAGTGGTCCAATCATCAAAGTCTTCAGTAGGATTAAATGCATCGGGTTTGTCCCAGCTCTTAGCTGTTTTAGATATATCCAGAAAATTCCATTTTTCAGTCAAGTCTAACTTCTGATCTACACCGTCACCGCGCATATAGACAACACCATCATTGATTAATCGAGCACACAGCCACTCTTCACGGCGGGTGATCATGTTATCCATCATAACAAAATCCGATTTCATGATCTTACCTGCACGAGCGGCTAATGATTCGCCAGAATACACTGTTGACCCAAAACCACGTTTAATCACATCAGCAGCAGTGGTTACAGTATGTTGCCCAACATTTGGTGGGGTAAATGATTTAAAATCAAAACCTGGACGCTCAACAGTACTAGTCCCTTTTTTTTCAGAAAAGAATGGCGCAACAGCACGACCAAATTTTTTAACATCAAAATCAATATACTCGGCTTCACTTTTTATCACTTCTGGAAACAACATACTTTTAACAAAAGTTCGTGGCTCAGGGATTAACTCCAACGCAGCAATCATTCTGCGAGTATCAAAAATATTAATCATTAGTTACCCTTTCGTAACATTATTAAAAAACAGCTGTAATAAACGAGCTGAGTGCTTCATATCAGCTGCAGCGGTTCCTGCAGCAAACGTCAAATGGCTAACATTAAACTCACCACTGTAGTAAACTGGAATAATCACATCGGCAGCCGTAGCATCCACATCTTCAGCCAAAACCGCATACGGATTTTTACTATCATCAACGGCAGATTTGTTAACTAGTACCATTTTCTGAGTACTAGGAACTAAACCTAAAACAGCACCGCGCTTTAAATTTTGTCCTTTAGTTAAAATTTCTGTACCAGTTATCACTGGACAAGTAGCACCACTAAATAGACCATCATAATCTTGCCGTTGGCTGGTTGTTACATCTTGAGTCATTATTTGTTACTCCCTTCAAAAACAGCTAAAAAAGCTGCGTCTTCTTTTTCTTCCTGCGTATTCCCTGCTGGATCTGTTTGGGTGGATGTAATCTTATTAACCGCACCAGCATCAGCCATTACATTTTTAATATGCGTTTTACGTTGCTGAGCCTCAGCTTTCATAATTAAAAATGAAACATCAGCAGCCGTAGCACCAGTATCAAATTTAGCTTTCGCTAAAATATCTTTGTGACCAAGAGCTTCAAGCTCTTCAATTTCTTTAATCCGCGCGCGCTCGGCTGTTTGACCAGCTTGGTATGCAGCGGTATAAACTTCATCATAAGTTGCCTTATGTTCTTTTTGGAATGCTTCAACTGTCAGCATTACGTGTGCTCCTTCTTTAGATAAAAAATTAGCCACTGGACTAGTGGCTGGTGGTGGTAAATGATGTTTGATTTTCTCTGCATAAGCATTACCAAAATCAATACCATTTAATATTAAATTTCCATTACTTTCATAATGAGAATCTAATTCTATATCGTCAATTACCATATCAACAAAACCAAGCTTTAGTGCTTCATCCGCAGTAAACCATGTCTCATTATTCATCATAGTTGCGATTTCACTATGTGCCATCCCTGTTTTATCGTGATAGACTGTTTGCATAGTTGCATTCATCTTTTCCAAAGTTTCTGCAGCCTTAGCGAATTCTTGACTATCGCCATATATAACAGTTGAGGCATTATGAATCATTAGTAGCGTGTTTCTTGGCATTACTACCTTATCCCCAGCCATTGCAATGATACTAGCGGCACTTGCAGCAAGACCATCAATATAAGTAATTTTATGACCTTTGAAGTTTTTAATAATGCCGTAAATAGCATGCCCTGTAAATAAATCACCACCAGGGCTATTGATATGCACATGAAGCGTTTCAGATTTTATTGACTTCAACCGCGAAATCAAATCTTTAGGGTTATTTTCTTCTTTTCCAATAACACCGTAAATATGCAATTCGGCTTCACCATTAGCAGTAGCTTTAATTTCTAAATCCATTAACGATTTTCCTTAAAATTCTATTAAAATGCAATCGGCAATAAAAAAACCACCCGAAGGTGGTTTTAGTTATAACTATCTGTTTTATTCGGTTACCGGTTTAGCTGGTAACACTCAAATTAATGCTTGGTTGGCTCGGTAAAGAGTAACGCCAGATCATCGGTATCAACATACAGCCGATCTTCATGTTCCAGAAAACGCACCATCCGCCCATTAAAATAATTACTAAATTTTTCTGCCATTTTATGCCACCTTATTTAAAACTGCATTTATATCAATCTGATACACATCTCGCCATGCTTGCGCTGGATACGAATGTACCGCACCATAGCGGTCATCTGGAATATCTTTAATAACTAAACCATTTCGATTACAGAAGTAAGTTAATTTCAAACCGCTAACTTTTATATATTTTAGCCGACTTTGCACCGCTAAAATTGTGGCATACTCATATTCTGACACAGGGCTGCTTAATTTTGCTTCAAGTTGACAAATTTTCTCATCGCGTAACTTGAGCTTATCATTCGCGCGGGCTAATTTGCCTAATGCTGAAGCTTCGCGTTTGGAGCCAATTTGCGCCTTTTCTCGAATGGCTTGGCAAAGTTCATCACCCAAGAAATTATAACTACGTTGTAACTGCTCTTTCTCTTCCTCGGATTTGATCACCATCAAGGCTAAATCTTTGGCGCTCGGTAACGCTGGAGCTGTAGCAACAGGCTGTGCGCTAATTTGCGGCACACCACCAGCTAATTGATTTTCTAATTCTTGCCAGCGGTCCACTAAATCGGCGGTAAATTCTGGCGAGAGTTGCGCGACTACCACATAGCTATCTCGTTTGTTGACATGATACACTGTTTTAGGGCGGCCAACTTTACTTTCAGAGTTTTCCTCAATTTGAGTAAAACTAATTAACTCTTTGTTCTGTAACATTTCCATCGTGCGTTTTACGTTATCATGACGACGTTTAACAACATTTGCAATCTCTTGGCTCGACATCATTAATGGCTCGCTTGCCTTAACTGAATTTAATTCAATTTTATTTGTCTCTGGTGACGTTTGAGGTGCTGCTGGCTTAAATAATGGTATTAGAGTGTTTTTTACAAATTCAAGTACATGAGATATATATTTAGCTTCTGGCGCATTAACAATTAGCTCACCAATTTGAGCTATGCTAATGAAAAAATCTTCTCGTGGGACAAATCCTTTATGGTTAGTATATTGCAACAGCATCGGCTTAGATAAAACTGCCTGTGCTGATTCTTTGGTATACCCCAAATGCAAAAAGACTGGATAAGCAATAACCAGTTTGTTTTCGGTGTCAACAAATGTGAAGCAGTTAAGTAGATTTTCTAAAACGTGTTGTTTGGATGTTCTGGACGAATTTGTCGCCATTGGCATAGTATTTAACATGATTATTTCCTAGTAGAAAATATTGTTACGAATTATCTACCTTGTGGGTAGAGCTGGAGCTTCGTAACACCGCTACTAGACGGCTGTTGCTTATTGGATATTCGGCAACACTCCAACCCATTGATTTTGAGCGTGGAAATAAAAAAAGCCATTGAACGGTTGGCGCCGCTAGTAGTTAATTGTAGGAGTTACGAATTCCTGCCCGTATTATATCACATCATTATTTCAATACCATAATTAATGGCGGTAAATATTTTATGACGAATATTGCAATTATACCCCATGCTATTGCTTGTAATGCTTTAGATTCTTTAATTAATTTTAGGCACATATAAAACCACCTATTGACTTTTTGAAAAATTACCACTATAATATCCCTTGTTAAATATCACAAAACCCCGACATATGAGCTCTAACTCGTCGGGGTTTTGCTTTTGCGCTATTTTTTAATGTTATCAAACCATGATTTTATTGTTGGTGCAACTCCACGAATAGTTAACATTGCTATAACACCCCACAATAACGCCTGTAATGACACAGAGTCGCGTATAATTTCTAGAGCCATGATAAAACTCCTATTACTATATAAATCCATTTATGGTATAATTCCTTTCTTCTCAATATAAAAACCCCGCATTAAGAGCGTCTAACTCTGCGGGGTTTTGCTTTTGCATCAACCAATACAATAATTACTTTACGTTAATAAAATCATCGCTCAACTTTCTGAAGTTTATTTAGCATTGAATCACTTGAAACTGTTCCAGTATAAACAGGCTTTTCTGTTCTTCTAATTTTATCCATGCCTAATTGCTCAGCTTCAAGAATTTTTATAATTTCATCATGATTTAACCCTGTAAGCTCTGCAGCTTCCCTAGCTCGAGTACTAAATCCATATCTAACCCTCAATTCTGCGGCATTAACCTCTTTCTCACTATCAATCTGCGGCATACTATAACCATTGAAGTTAGCGCTGGACCAAGCAGCTTGAATTGCGAGGTCATCAAAGAAACCAGGCATCGCAATTCGACCTTTAGCAACAGCTTCCGATAACCATTCGCGATAAACTGGTTCACAGAACTTATTAACTAACCATTTGCGACGAGTTTTAAACATTTCATGTGCTGCAATAATTGCTGCACGCGAAGCTGAATAACTCGAAGTAAAGTTTTTCATCATATATTCTGGTGGTATTTCCAGTGCAACAGCTATCTGTTTGAGTATTGAATCAATAAAGGTATCAAATGATTGATTAGCTCCACCAGGGGTTGCTGTAACCATTTTTTCTCCTGGCTTTAATGTCATAACCATACCAGGAGCCATTTTATATAACGGGCTATCTTTGTAACCCTGTGCCTTGATTTCTTCAAGTAATTCACCAGTTGGGTCGTCCGTTTGAATGAATGCCGCAAACATAGTACGGACAATTGCACCCATAATTTCAGCTTCAGTATAGCGCGATAATTGCTTAAATGTATTAATCACAGGCGATAACAACGGGATTCCTCGCCGTTGCTCAGGACGTTCAACGGTAAACAAATGCAAAATATTCCTACGTCCAGATTTTTCACCAAATACAGGTACTCGCGCCCATTCTGTAGGTTTTACCGTTGCGTAATTAACCGCATACGGCAACTGATTAACTATATGATAGTGCGATGGCCTGCCAGTTGTGTCATCAATCTCAATCCCAGCTAAAATATTTTTATGTAAATCTCTAGATCTAGGATTTTGTACCCGATCCGCTTCGAGAAACTTTAGTTTTAAATCATAAATTGAGTTTTTACGCTCAATTATTGGCATCAGAATAAATACATCACCGCTTAGTAATACTGAAAGCATGGCTAATTGTTGCATTTGTTCAAAATTTAATGTTCCAGTACTATCGCAACAATCAGCATCGTTCGCCCACAGACCAAACTCAAACTCTATTTTCTTCTCTAATTCCCGTGCCACTTCGCGGTCAATACCAAGGTATTCATAATTAATATTAGCTGATAGTGTTAATCCACCGCCAACTACTCCGCTGGCAATACTTTTAATCGCTCCAGTCGCTAATGGTGTGGACATAAATAAATCACGACTGCGCTGTACTAGTGTGTCACGATTTACAATTAAATCACTATCCGCAGATGTACTGAATGAATTCCAAAGCGCCGTAGTTGCGCTGCTAGCTGCACCGCCACCCCCTGATCCACCGTAACCTGTTTGACTGTTCTGACCATATGAAGTATTTGAACCAGTTGTTGCATACGCATTAAATACTTGCTTTACTTTCGCTGTCAATTTTTCAAACATTAATTTCCCCCTGGTGCAATTTGCATAACTCGTCTAAATGTTCCACTTAATCGCGCCACCTCACCACGCCAAAAAATAATCTCATCACGGATATTGGCCAAATCATAACGTGTTAACTGTCGGCTGCCAATCATGTAAGACTTTGCCCCGCGTAACGCCGCTAACTGTGCCGCTTTACACGCGCTTAGCATTTCTTTAGCTTCTTCCAATTCAGTCATGTTTTACTCACTCATAAATATTAATGCTGCTAACAATTTTACGCTCTGAAATTACTCGGCGCTGTGCTGGTTTAACTTCTTTGGGTAATTCTGCAACCTCTAATTTTAATCGCTCAAAATTAGGTGGATATATTTCCAGCGCACCTAACGCATAAACGGCGGTGTCCAATGGTTCATTTCTGGCCACAATCTTTTTCCATTCCCATTTTTTCTTACCACTCTTGAAATTCATTTCTAATTTCTCAGAAAGCAAACCTCTTAAATAAAAGTCATCACAAAGCTTTTCAGTTTCAAATGGAAAATGTATAAATCCTGGACCCACTGTCTGTAAGTGTAGCCGCTGATATAAAGTTGCTTTTGCATTATCAACTCCGATTGTAAATAACATTACTTTGGCTTTATTATTTGTCGTAAAATTACCCGCTATCGGACGTCCTTGTCCTGCTCGACCAATAATCGCATGAATTCTTTTACCTCGGCGTGATTTAGTAAATTTATATACCTCTGAGGTATGATGACCACCACTATCTACGCATGCAGCGCCAATAGCTAATTTTCTACCATCAGCAAAAGAAAAACTTTGCGATAATTTCTCATCTAGTTTTTGCCATACCTCATCACCAGTTGGATTACCATAAAATTGACGATATTCAATTATCCATGATTCTTTACCTATTCCCCAACCAATAATTTGACATTCTAAACGGTCATCTTGTACGTCAACACCGGCGGTTAAATATAAAACACCTTCAGGTAAATCACAATTGTAATATTCGCGCCGTGCTTGCAACGTTTCAATCTCAATCTCTTCTGCAGCATCCTCAAACGGCTCACCGAGTTTCAAATTAATAAACTCACGAAGCTTGGATTTATCTCGTGAACGACTTGCCTCAATAAACTCTGCAGCCAATTCAGCAAATTTAACCCAAGGGCTGTATAAACTGGAGATATGAAAACCAGGCATGGTTTTATGTTCTGCAGTTCTAACCCAACGACCGTTTGCTAAAAATTCAGGTTTATGGCGGTCTGTAATATGAAAACTACAGGCTGGACATTCTAAATAGACCGAATCAATTAATAATTCACCATTTTCAGCTTTTTGCCACTTAACCATCTCCCACGTTAACACAAATTCATGTCCACAATCTGGGCATGGAATGTAGTAGTAGCGTTTGTCAGATTTCTCAAACCACTCGATTATTCGTGATTTCTCTCTCGTTGTTGGAGTAGAAATAAATAAAATTTTACGATTAAAAAAGTTAGTCGTGCGCTGTAAGGCAAGTTTTATCGGATCACCTTCTCTTGCTAATTCATCAGGAAAACGATCTATTTCATCAGCAATCAATACCCGAATTGGTTTACTTGCTAATTTAGTTGGTGTACTCGCGCCATAAATCGCCACATATCCTGATGGAAAAGTTTTTAACTCAATCGTATTGTCACTGTCCCGAGTATTACCACTAAACAATTCTTTAAGTACGGGACTAGCTTTAATCATCGGCTCAATGCGTGTTTTACTAAAATCATTTGCCATTCCCTCAGTTGGGAGTAAGTACATAATCGAAGCTGCATCTTCAGCCATATAAAAACCGAGAATGTTTAATCCAATCTCGGTTTTGCCAACTTGCGAACTAGCACAGACTACTACTAAATTAGCAGCAGAATTAAATATATCCATAATTTCTCTAGTATATGGAGTTCTATGCGTCTGCCAGCGTCCAGGCTCTGGACTAGTACCACGAGCAATATAGCGATACTGATCTGCCCATTGCGAAATAGTTAATTTAGGCTTTGGTTTACAAGCGCTAATAAAATTATGATAAATATTCTGCCGATTGCTCATTTTCTGGATCCACTAAGTACTTATCACGAAGACTGTAAATATCTGTCAAAATATCATTCACCGCATCTTCTAGCTTTAACTGAATCTCTGCAGCACTTAACCCTTCGAGCTGTGGTGCAATTTTATTGGGTAAACTAATAAAATTATTTCTGACAATTGTTATACCAGCAACCACTTGTGCGCTAACTTCTTCAACTGATAATAACTCACCTTTAATTTTTTTTAAGTTCGTATCATGAAGATCACCAAGTGCATTTTCTTTTTTACATTTAGCATTTAGCAAATCTTGCATAGTTGCATCACCATCAGATTTTACTGGAAATTGTCCAGGTTCTAAAATTTCAGGTACTGCTGCTGGAGCTGTTAATCCCAAACCGCTTTTAAGTAAGTGGTAGGCACGCTCGGCATCTGGCATAATTATTTTTTTACCCTGATGAGGTAATTTATCTTGAGCTACTAATTGTGAAACAGCTGATTTTGAGATGCTCATTTTTTTTGCAAACGCTATTTGTGATATTAAAACCAT